CAAATCGGGGTGGTCAGTGATCCAGTCTTCTCCTTTACCCATCCATTTTTGCTTTCCTTTTGAGTTGTCAAAAACATATGGGTATCCGGGGGAGGTGGATCGGTCGATGGGTCCTAAACTTTCGTTTCCAATTATTGCTTCTTCGTTAGATAACTTTTTAAAGGGTATCCTGCCAAATCGGCTAACAATTGATTTTCTGAAAATTTCTATTGTTTGGTTTTGCAGCGGTTGTTGTCGTCCAAAATACTTGGCCAAATTTTGCTTATAAACATTAATGTCTTGCGTGTTCTTAAGCATGGCAGGCATAGTGGTTGCTGGTCCTAAACATTCAAAAATTTCAGACTTCTGTATGCTTGTCTCGTTCGGGGTATATACTGGTTTGAGTTGATCGGTCAGAATCAAATTACCAGCAAGTTCGGGGAGTTGGGTGGTTGGTGTTATGGGGTCGGTGTTATTGTGTGGGAATTTGTCTGTTCTTTCTTCATAAACCATTGAGTGGGTATACTCGAATTCTCTGAAAGCAACTCGAATTTCTTCGAGAGTTAATCTCAGAGCATAGGCACGTCCTTTACATCCAGCGACGTGAAATCCGAGTATTTTATGAGGATGTGAAGTGGAGTTCAATATTAACGGGGCTCCACAGTCACCAGCAGCTAACGCTGATCCGGTGACGTACATATCATAAACATTAGAAGATTGGTGAGACGGGGTCGCAGCGGTGAAATGGTCAAGAGAGTGTTGGATTCCAGTTGAGGTTATCAAATGAAGCACTCCTTTCAAATTTCTAGTTAATGATGTTACCATTAACTGTCCAGCAGCGGGTGTGGTGGTGTCGGTGATGAAATATTTCGTGATGTCTTTAAACATTCGTACTTTCGATCTGGGAAAACCCAGAAAGACTACATCACGAGTTATTTCGTTGTTGGTGGTTCTGACTCGCTTACATTCAGAAAGCGAGCAGTAGTAGGTGTTGTTGTTGCAGGTTAATGTCACTTTGGTGTCGTCAGTGCAATCGTAAAGTATATGATTTACGGTCACGCCAATTCCTCCTCGTAACATCAGAATGTTCACGGTTCGGGGTGGGTATCCAGGAGTCTCCACTGTCAAATTAGCAAGGTTATCATTAGCCAAAATTCGCAAAATTTCTTGTGAATTTACGTCGGCAAGATATTGAGATTTTGTACTCTCACTAACTTCAGTGGGTAGACTCCCTCTCCAATAGGGGACGGGGTCAAAGTCGTTGGTAATTCCATAAGAATGACTCAAAACGTTTTTACGAATAGCTTGTTTAGAACTATCATAAACTTCGCTCCTTACGTTCTTATTAATTCTCTGTGTTTTAGCTTCATAAACTTCGCTTTTGTAGGTCTTCTTCGAAACACAGAAACTTAACAGTTCGTCATCGTCTAAGTCGTCAATTATGGTTTGTAGGTGTCGCAGTCGGTGGTTTCGTCCATTGTATTTCTCAATGAACTCTCTAATCTCATCCACATCTTCATCTTTAACCAATTCGTCAAATTTCTTTCTGTCGCTTTCTTTTCTCAAACATTTATAAACAAAAAATACAATTAACGGAATGATGGCTAAACAACAGATTTTAAATGAAAACAAAAATCTAAGTTTGTTCTTAGTTGCAGTAAAAGCTTCAACAAAAACAATTTTAAATCGGGAACAAGATTCTGAAAGAGAATCTTTAATTTCATAAAAAGTGCAAGGTATACCGTTATGACGCAGAAGGCGTCGAATAACGAAAAGATAAACAAAAGGCCAAATGATAGCATAAATGTAATTTAAAAATAAACTAACAAATAAAACTACCAATGACGCGATGGAGGTCAAAGAGGTATAGTTGAAAACAAAACAGAAATACAACAGAAGGTTGGGTATTCTGTCTTTAAACAAATACAAAAAGAAATCTTGAGACATGTGTGAGTTTGCGTAATCTCGATACATATCCAAATCAACGGTGTGCTGGGTTCTATTTTTCTCCAACTTATCGCAAATCTGTTTCAAGAGTTCTGTATAGTTTAAAATCGGTCCAATTAGTTCATTCGTTCCAGGTTTATAGAGTTGGAAAAGGTATTTTTCGGTATTCGGGGTCTTTGGGTCAAGTTTTTCAGTGTCAAAAACATAGTACGTTCCATTACCATGAGTTTTCTCAATGCTAAATTCTGGGTTACACATAACTTTAACACTGAAATCGATTCGTCGAAAATAAGCGTCGGGTGAAGTGATTGTGGCGGTTACGTCGGGGGTTTGGTTATTATCAGTTACAATTATCAGTCGAGAATTAAACAAAGCAAAAGCTTTATTGTCTACTTCTGCAACTGACAAAGGGCATTCGGCAGAGTTGGCGAGATGTATAATTTCTCCTGTAAATGGAATAGACTCACAGATCTTTGGTAAGATCTGGTTGGCATCATCAATTACAGTTACGTGGTGTTGTGCTCCATTGTAGTTGGTCCAGTACTTGGCTCCTACTTGTCTAAAATAAATATGGTTCATAAAATTTTCGGGAACCAATTGCAAATCAGGCATAGATTTAAGGGCGTCAATGCTAAGAGGGAAAACTAACTTAGTTTTTCCCACTCCAGCATCTCCAAATAACTGTACTTGTACGGGCAAAACTCTCATTTTCGCTCCACGTGCGGGGGATGTTATACAAGCTCGGTGTAATCGGGTCAGGGTGGCATGATAGTTGTTGTGGTCGCGGGCTTCTGAAGGTTTTAGTCCAGTTGACAAATTTAAGGAAGTTATAAAAAGTTTATCAATTTCGGAAATTAAAGCAGGGTCTAAACGTAGTTTGAGTTGTTGTTCTAAAGTGGCAAGTTCTTGAATTCTAGAATACAATTTTTTCCGGGCGGAAAAGTTTTTAAATTCTACACTATTTTCTGAAAGAGAGAAGCTCTTATAGAAATTGATAGATTGCTCGACACAGTTGGAGGAAAATCCAACCATATCCAACAAACCGTTGAAATTGTGTGAAAATTTTCCGATTCTATTGAAGATAGAATCGAAATCATTCTTTCTAGGCATTCTGGAAAGGAAAATCAATGAGGTTACTGTTACTAAAAAGGTGGCTAAAACTTTCGGTATGGAATCACAGGTTATACCAGTCTTGAATTTTAATTCTTCAAGTGTCTGATTAAACTCGTGAGAACGGGTGGCTTGTCGAGATGATGTCTTGGGCGCACTGACAACTAAACTGAAAGTGGTCAAAATTACGGTGAGGAATGTACACATATCGTCCGAAACTACTAGACGTTTATTCAAAATTATCATTAAATTACAAAGATTAAGAAGGAAAACAGAGGTGTCTGATTTAAAAGTTTTAACACAAATTATGAGGGACGGGATAATTTCAATAATACTACGCATTTTAGATTTTGAGATACCAGCAGCGCGCGCTTGACGTTTGATCGACCAAAGATATGGCCTCGCAATGTCAACCATTCGCACATATCGATCCCAGTTCTCCATTTCATCGTATTCGTTATCGATACCTTCGTCATCGTGGGAACTGGTAAACATTCGTTTCTTCTTCCGTTCTATTGCAGCAGCGTTATCACGTTGTGCTGCAGCAGCACGGATCTGTTTCATGGTATTCTCTACTATCTTATTGATGCGGTTGGGATCTACTTTCTTCTTATATTTATGTAAAATTCTTTCCTCAGTCGTCCATTTTTCTCTAATTTTATCTGAATATGATTTTGAATCTCTTTTGGTATTTTCTTTAGAATGGGAAAGAGTTATTTGACGGCAAAACAAAAACAAAATAGGGGCAATGACAGCAAAGGATAAAAATTTAGTGGTGAATTTCTTACGGTATACAAATAGCAATGTTGCGTAAACTATTATTGAAAGAGCTAAAGGGAAACCAGGGTGTGAAAAGAGGATCAAAAATTTACAATAGGATAAAATCAGTTTCATTACAATATTAAAGGGTAGGAAAACGTAAATCAACAAATTCAACAAAGATACAAGGGCTACGTTATTATCAAAAGAGGTGTACAAAAGGTACATCTCTAGCATGAAAATCAAAAAGAACAAAAGGTAAAAACTACATTGTGAAACTATTTTCTTGTCAAGTAGAAAATAGCGGTCTTCAAATTCCTTAAGGGATGTGTTAAATTTTTCCTCCAAGAGTCTAAGTTCTTCTTGGAAGATTTCCTTATTAAGGTTTATTCGGTCGTGAACAACGTCTAATTCGGTGTCCATTTCCTGCAAAACCTGTCGCGGTGTCAAAGTGTCTTCTTCATCAATCCAGGCGTGTTCAAACTCCTCATAAGGAGGAGGTGGTTCAGGGTGGGGAAAAGGAATGTCCACATGTGACGTGGTCTCCTGTCTACGTTCCATTCTGTACATAATGTACAGACAAACAATAAGGTGTAATTGCATGTTAAGCATGCAAGGGAAGAAAAGGGCAAAAACTAAAACTAATTTTGGGATGCTAAACCCACTGGCGCAGTTATTTTTTAAAATACAATTCATTGTGTTTTAAAGGTCCGAGGCGGTGTCAAAGTTTCAAGTTGGGAATTCTCATCGAGGGTCTAATATAATCATTTCTTAGTTAGCACTGTTCAAAAGTTAGCATAGCACTTTCGAATACTGCTTATTTCGCATTACAATTTCTCTTACAGTCAGATAAACTTCATGTTCTTACATTTTCCGGAGCTTCACGCAATCCACTCACAAATCGGAACAGAGGGGTTTTCTTCATGCACGATGCATGTTCACTACAAAATAAACAGCTAAACATCTATCTTATCATACCAGCGCGCCAGACATCCTGTGCTGATATAAAAAGAAGTGCTCAATCTATTAGGTGGGCTAAGAGTTGTGAAAATATTTTAAACTCGATTAAAGTTAATTAAATCTAAACTAAAAATAAGGGGTTTTGGGGTTTTTCCTATATGCCGGCATAGGACCGGGTAATTCTCTCAATTACCAGGAGTTTAAAAGGGGTTGAGGATATGATACTTTACTTGGGCTTCATCCAGGCGTCCTCCTCTTGCTTCAAAAACTATACCCTAGCAGGCTTGTATCGAATATAGTATTGATAGCAAAGAGACCGGGAGGGGTGACCTCCCG